CCAGTGTTTGACTACACTACAGACCCAGCATCACCGCATGCGAATGAACACAGGTCTCCCGCTTCATGCGGTACCCTGCACAGATTGAGGCATGGAGTCCTCTTCTGTCATTTCGCGGGAAGCTCGGGCCAAAATTATGCATGCAGAGTTCCCACTCGCCTTCCCCGTCATTCTCACCACAAGTTGGTTTGGAAAACGCGGGAAGGTGAGATGGTTGAGCATACTGGATGCCCAGTAGCATGTGGGCCAGAATCCTATCCTGGCAACTTCAGTCTCAAACACACTCGTGTGTTTAAGGACGGGAAGCTTGTCACCAACCGGAAAGTGCGTGAGCAGAGGAAGTATTATTCACGTAACCCATCCGTCCCTCTTGAGGATATCCTCTATTGGGGTGCTGTGGGAAGCCTGGATGATGTCAGAGCCGAAGCTGCTCGATTCACCAGCAATGCTTCAGATTTTTCGCAAGAAACTCTGGACTTTGTCGACGGTGGAATCAAGGAAGCGATCGCTGACGCGTCCCACCAGCCCATTCCTTATGAGGACATTTTGGAATATCTTTTGAAGCTTAACTCTTCTTCAGGCTTGCCTTGGAAGCTTAAAGCACCTCTTAAGAAAGACCTTATCAATGCCTTCACTGACACAGGGCTGTGTACTCTTTTACAAGAGATGGAGACCAGAATTATGGAAGGAAGCCAGTTTTACGATATGGTTTGGGACTGTTTTTCCAAGGATGACAAGTATAAGCTGATGAAGCTTCTGACAGGTCGCCTTAGAACGGTCCAAGCCGCAGATTTTGTTAACCTGTGTTTCATGATCCGATGGACTATAGGTCCTGTCAAGGCCCTCTATGAGAACCACCCCCGGTACTTTATGAAGGTCAATAATGCCAGCTATCTTGACCGCATAACAATGGCTTACGCCAATTTGTTCACTGCGGGTTTTGATGGCACAGGGTTTGACAGGACTGTCACGCCACAATCCATTGCTAGATTGTGTCGCATCCTAACCGACCACACTGGATGCCCTGAGAACATTGCTGTTTTCTTGGCAGACGTGGCTTGTTACGGATGTCTCCAAATGCCTGATGGCGAGATTTGGGACTGCCACGGCAGCAACAAGTCAGGTACGTTTCTCACGGGACCCAATAATTGTTACCACTTTGATTGTGTCTCAACTGAGTCATATTG